CGAATATTGATTCCATCATTGAAACTACTTCTGCCCATACTCAAATCTGGACGATTTATATAGGATGTATTGTTTCCGCCACGCGAAACAGATGGAGGAACTGCATTCGGGCCTTGTGTTGCCATAGGTGGTGGTGGGCCACCCATATCACTAGTGTTCATCATTCCATTTACAAAACCAGAAAATCCGGGATTACTTTGTCCCATAGTATTTACTGCAGCAGTTTGAAATTGACGCATCAAGTCTGGATTTTGACGCAATATATCATCCATGCCGGGCATTGCAGACTTGAACATTGTATTGGTCATATGAATCATCATTGCACTACCACCTAACTGGAACAATAGCTTCAACTCTGGAGCCATAGATGCCTTGGATTTGTATTTTTCATACAACTCTCCAAAAATTTCATCATAGTCTGTCAAGTTTTCGTTGATTTGTTCACTCCATCCATCCAACTTGATATCAAATGGGTCAAAACGACTATTTAAAAACTCAATACCGTTGATGCAAGCCATCAACATATTACCTTGAAATTTCACCGAATTTTGCTTGGTCTTTTCTTCCATAATCATTTCGTATTCACCTTGCATCTCAGCTAAAGGAGATTCCATAGTATATTTTTTTGTCAAGTTGACTCCTTTTGCCTCAAGCGCCTCTAACTTTCTTAAAAATTTAAATTTTTCTCTTAATAATTCTTCCTTGGACATTTGGGGTTCATTTGGCACTGGTTTATCTGGATTAATTGGAATATTGTTAAATTTAGCGTACCCGTCCCAAGTTGTTCCCTCAGAACCTTGTTGTGCGGTTGATTTACCAATGCTTGGTTGGTCAGAGGATGAACCAAAATTAGAAGTCTCCTCAAATCTTACACCACTTGGTTTTTCGCCACCAAATGACGGTGTATCAAAATTCACTGACTTTCCAAATAAACTTGACTTACTTTCATAAGTGCTTCTAGAAGGTGCTTCTTCTTCCAAAACTAAATCATTCAATTCATTTTCTAAATTGTCTAAATCATCAATATGAATATCACTTGTTGGTTTTGAACCACCATCTCTTACTTTTTCATTCATCAATAGTTCAATGCCTCCACCAAAATTCGTAGATTTCATTGGTCCATCGTTCAATTTTATACTGGAAATTTCAATAATGTCGTTGTCCATATTTATCTATGAATAAATAAGAACATATAATTTTAAGTCTTACGAATAATAAATATATTATTTTGATTTTTGTGGATATAACTATAATTTATTTTTAATGTACCAGATACCTTGTAAGAATGAATCTGCTAAATCATCTTTTTTGGTGTGTTTTGAAAAAAAATCCTCCCAAGATTTGTAGTTGTGTTCATTGGTGATTATTTCTAAACATTTTTTAATTCCTACTTTTTTTCTATCTCCATACTTCAATTTGTCTTCCTTGTCTTCTTTTTTGTTTTCAGTGGAAGAGTCTTTTAATTTATTGACTGAAGATACAAATTCAATGGATATGTTATTGTTTCTCATTATAAAATACTGAGCAATCATACCTTGTATTGTCTTCATTCTATTCGCAATTGGACTAATTTGATTTTCTATAATGACTTTATCAATGGTTGATAAATGTTCATCAAGAATTGCGTCAAATTTAGACTGAAGATTTCTACCAACCGTTACTAAATCAATCTTTGATGCATTTGTGTTTTCTACTGGGTCAAAACACGTATTGTAAATGTAATCATTGATTAATGAAACTAGTTCATTTTTTTTGATCGGTTTTTCGTATTTAATTTTATACTTGTCGGCCATTTCGTATAAACTCTGAATTTTTTGTTTATTAATAAATCCACTTTTTAATTCTGATGTCGGAACTTGATATTCTTGTTTTTTTGAGTGTTTCAAACAGTAACACTTGCCATTTTTGGTAAACTTAGCTGGTTTGTTACAAGGTTGATTTTTTTCTACTTCTAAACATTTCATTTCACTTGTTTGGGACAAGTTGATTGAATCCCATTTATCAATATGAAAATGGTGTTCTTCTTGTTCAACTGATTTGGAAAATAAACAAAATGCTAAATTTTTTATTCCAACGTCTATACTTAATATTTTCATTTATACTATTGAAATATTATCTCCTAAAAGTATTATAACAATGTTTTTATAATACTTTTCTACTTATGTTATATAAATTACTGGGTTGTTGTGTGCATCTTTTCAATTTCGCTTAAATCAATAGAAGGGGAAATTAATCGTCCTTGCAACTGTTCTCTTGTTAAGTATGGATTTTTCAAGTTACTCGAGCAGTATCCAAAACCGGGATTGTTGGTATCGTAGCTTGATTTATACAAGTGTGGTACATTGGATGATGGTGTCTTTCCAGTTTGTATATGCGAAGGTAATCCCATATCACTGCACGCTTCCATTGTGTTATATTTCATAATTTCTCTTCCGTTGTTAATCATAAATTGTCTATATTGCCAACTTGTTTGAATATTTTCTTGTTGTTGAATTCTTTTATTGACAACCGCTTCTGGTTGCCAACTTGCATAGTTTCTTCCATCAGCCATTATTGGTGGATAATTGAAATGAATATTATTTGAACCAGAGTAACATGTTCTCCAAGACATATTTTTATATATAACAACAAAATATTATTTGTATTATTTTTATTTCTTTTTGTATAATTACTCCACGCCTAATAATTTAAGTAATTCTGGTTTCTTTAATTTTGATGAGTCAGACGATAAATTTTTTTCAGAGACAATTTGCCTTAATTTATTCAATGAGAATTTTTTATAGTCAATATTTTCACTGGTTGGGAATGTCATATGAATTGATTTTAATAATGTTGCATCTATGTCTAAAACTGGTTCAAATTCTTGAGGTTCTTCCATTACTTCATTTAATTTAACAACTTCTACTTTGGCCTCAGCTTCACTTACAACACTACTTTTATCATCGTCGTCTAAATCATCCTCATCATCAGAAGAGTCATTCATGTCGTCATTGTTTTCTTCACTTGGAATTTCTTCAATGTCTCCACATTCCTCAACAGAATGTAATAAAGAGTCACTAATATTGATTACTCTAACATTTTCTTCTTCCTCCTCATCAGAGTCAGAATCATCGAATTCTTCATCATCGTCATCATCACCACTTTCTTCATCACTATCATCATCATCTTCTTCTTCATCGTCAGACTCATCATCATCATCAGAAACATTAATTAAATCTACACTCTTTGCTGGTTGAGTGTTAAATACCGGTATTTGGGTGGATGCGTTTGTTCCACCAGTAGGTAAAGTATTTATCGCACTCCCAGATTGAACACGACTTCGTATATAATTCAATTCTTCTGCCATTGTAGAAATTAAATCAACCATACTACTTATTTTGTGATTTTGTTCAGTTATTTTTTGATAAAAAAATACTCCGACGAACCCAATTAAAATTAGACTAATTCCTAAAGACAGTAAAAATGGAATGCTTAGTATTGGAGTTAAAGATGACATTATTAAAAAATATTTATATATTTATATTTTTTAATAAACGAATTATAATTTGGTTTTTGATTTGAATATTCATTTTATTTATTGAAATTTTCTTTAATATACTGTTTGGTAATTTCTGTTGCCAAACCTGATTTATAACTTTCCCAGTTAGAGTTAAATATTTTTGAATTAAAAAAAGAACCTAATATAATTTTCAAAGTCTGTTCTGACTGTTCAATTCTCTCATTTTTTTCTGAAAATTTATTTCCATATACATAATATGAATATATGATATTACTCACTCTTGATAAAATAATAAAAGTAAATTGTGTTTCTAATGGTTTATTACGTTGTTCTTCTTTGTATTCACTTATATTATAGAATAATTCATCGTAATAATAGTTCATATCTGGATTTTCTATAAAAAATTGTATTGTCTCATCAAATAGTGATTTGAAATTGTTATCAAAACTAGTTAACATGTTATAGTTAGCAGTTTCTCTAAAAGTAACTTGTTGTAAATATACTGAATAAACTGTTCCTATAATTGTCGCTGCCATTAATACTTGGATATACGTTTGAAACTTTGAATTATTTCCTAAAGGACTATTCCAATATGTTAGAGATAATAACACCAATACAACAAAATACAAAAAATATGATAAATAGTACAAGTATTTTGATAAAATTACTAAATCTCTATTTCTAAATATGTCTAACATATCTTTTTTAATTTTATCATTTTTGTTATCATTTTTATTATTATTTTTTTTATCATTTGTATTTTCTTCTGCCATTTATAAATATATATTATACAGTTATAATTTTTTAGATTCTTCAATAATTTCAGTTGGATAGTTCATATCACACAGCACTTTAATTCCTCCCCTCACATTAGAAATTCCCTTCTTCAACAAGTACTTGTATTTAAAATTGGTAATGTCATTATTTCCATCTTCATCAAATACATTTTCAGTTTGCATGTAAAAGTTAGTAATTTTTGCATTTTTGTCTAAATGTTTGCATACTTCAATAAAATGTGTCGTTAAAATACAAAAAACACCATCATTTTTGATTAAGTATTTCATAAATGCTAGGGCACTCAACACTGCTTCATCTGGGTTCGTTCCCGAGTATAATTCATCAAATACACAAAAATGTTTTTCTTTTGGATTTTGCTTAATAATATCTAAAATATCTTTGCATCTACGTGCTTCTGCTTGGAATAAACTATCACGTCCAGAAGTATCCGGAATATTCAAGTAGCAATGAATATATTTAAATGGACACATTGTAGCACTTTCATAAAAACCACAACCCATTTGTTGTGTGATGATAGTGTTTATTAGCACAGATTTTAGAATTGTGGTTTTTCCGGATGCATTTGGTCCAGTAATAATTAGATTTTTCTTAAACTTTACGGTATTTTTCACGTGTTGGGTATTCATCAACGCCGGATAATAAAGCTTCTTCATCTTTCCACTTGACTTTTTGGTATTTAACTTGGCAGCATTTATTTGTTTATTATTTATATTTTCAATAAAACCTTCTATATTGTCAAGATAACCGTGAAATCCAAAAGAAAACATTAATGATTCATAGTACAACTTGTTATCATACAGTGTATAAAATGATTTGAGAACACTTCCTAATTCGCCTACTTTTTTCATAGAAAGTTTATATTCTGTCACAGTGTTAAGTAACTCTTTTAATTTAGTTAATTCTGTCAGTCGTTGTTTTACTTTTTCGTTGAATGTTGTGTATGTTTTCAGATTTTCAGTGTACAACAAAATATTGTACATTTTCACTTCACTA